AGTTTATTCTTATCACATTAAGAATTCAAGACCAAAAACATGTTGTGTTTTTATCCAGTAATATACTCTTCAAACTTTCCCTTGGATTTTTTATTATTCTTTTTTTCACATTGAATAGAATTACTGAGATTGATTATTGGGATCAATTGATTATTAGTTTTGCTGGTGCCCTCTTAATTTATGACGCAATCTATAATGATTTGCCAGAGGTTCTTGCGCTCTATAAAATAGAATTCAATCCGTATATGATTATTCCGAAAATCTAAAGAGTCCTGTAAATATCGCTATTCATTCTCTTGGTAGGTGTCTTTGGCAGCCTTGCGAATGTTGCTACTGTTGGGAATGTTGCTACTGTTGGGACATTTTGGACTGTTGGCATTTCTATGCGGATTTCCTCTTTTGCGTCCCCTTGTTGTGAGTGATGCGACCCTTGCTGAAGCATAACGTTTTGGACAGGCTGTGTAAAAGGGATTTGTGTCTCGCATCTTAGGAAGGCAGGAAGCCACACGGGCTTCTCATTAATAGGCGTAACAGGAGGGCAACAGCAAGTGAAATTGTTGTTGCCATTCTTACAACACGAACGAATCGGCTGTGGATACTGGGGAACGACACCGTTTCTCGCTTTCTCGCATTGAATACAGTGTTCAACGCACAAAAGGGGGATGGAACAAGGGGCGGTGACTAAGACACAGAGAGTACAAAAGGTTGCTTCTTTGAAACTCATTATGGGGGTTTTATGGGGACTGTGTAAAATGGGTTGTTTCGGGTTGATTTTTATTGTGTTTAGTTCTGGAACATCGGGTTCGCCATACCATTCTGGAAGCGCAGCCATTGAAGCGTCGTCACAAACACCTTCACTTCCCATGTATCACCCACGACCGCCGAGACTTCTAAATTCAGACGAATTGTCTGAAGGCGAGAGGCGTTCAAGGTCCCTGACGGTTGATGACCCAGAGAAGATCTGAATGAATATCCGTAAATATACTTCTTATATGCCACGCTGGAATCGTATTTCTTGGCCAAGTGACTCCTGAAGAATTGTTCATCAGCATTCACTATCTCCACCCCATTAAACTGTATACTGGCCGATTTGAGTAAAGGGGCCGGCGGATTATATATATTTTGCTCTGAAGCCAGAACGGCCGAATAGTTCGTCCATTCGCTTTGATTCACCGTCCCCTTTCGCCGAATAAACCAGATAAATTCCTCCATCGGATGATTGAGCTCTAGAGGGAGTTGGATTGTGATTGTGTCAGATGATGTCTTATTCGTGAAGTATTTGAGGGGCTCTTCAAAATAGAAGGTTGATACGTCTCGCCTCAGAATCTCAAACGGTGTCCTCAAGATTTTCTGGCGCATCTCTCCATCCGTATTTGCCGCCTGGGTAATGAGCTTAATCGTCTTGAATTGCGGAATGGTCGCCAGCGCTTTGACACTCGTGGTCTGCTGAACGGAATTCAGATAATTCGTGATAGTTGTTTCTGACGAGAGCGGAGTATCTGTTACACAAGCTCGTGGACTCGTCATATTCTGGATACATTCATGGAAGGGACGGAGCGTGATGTGAATTCTCACTGATCCCTCCCTACATGCCAGAAGAGGAAGTGCTTCCTTGAGTTTAATCCTGGAAAAAAAGAAGGGCAGAGGAATGTATAAGGTTCTGTCCTGAGTGGGAAAAGGACGTGATTGTGTTGGTTGGTGTGTGCCCAGACCATCAATGCCTATTCCAAATTGGGAATTCATATCTTTAAGGCAGAAACAGGTATTCAAGAAATCTCCATCTATTGTCTCAATCGTAGAATCGCCGATTTCCAACTCGGCCTTTTCCACAATGACCGATCCAAGAGTTTTGGCATATGCCCAGAAATCTGAGGTTATTTGGTATTTTCCTGATTCTAATCGTAAAAGCGTCGTGTCGTCTAACCAATGACCCAATTCAATCTGTAAGCCCATGTTCAATAAGAGATCCCCACATCCCACCGATTTAAGGTCAAAGGAGAATCGTTGCCCAAAGGAGGTTGGACCACGGAAAGGGAATTCTTGAATAGATAAGCTAAAAGGATTGAGTTTCTGGTTTTTCGGTAACCACCATGTTTTCTCGGCACCCAAAGGAAAATATTCGTTATCTTGAAAATCTCTCGGCGTTAAGTCCAGTAACGTGACGATATCTCCTCCTGCTCGTTCATATCCCACAAATAATTCTCGTTCAAAATTATCCAGATAATTTGCTGATAAATCGGTGAGAGTCCCCATCTAATGGTGAGGAGCACCTTAGTTAAACGAAAATAATTCGGCGCCCCCTTTTCCATCTGTCTGATACTGCGCCCAGCCTTCTTGGATGATGTTGAGCTGTGTCGTTGTAGTGGCCGGCGTTGAAGTGCCGGGATTCGCCAAATCAATAAAGAATAGCGGTTTATCAGCGCTGGAAAAGTTCACAGCCCCTGTCGTGGTAAGAAGCTCTGGTCGCCCTTGTGGAGTTTGACCCAAAGTCCAATTCATCGTATAAATCTCCAAGCCAGAATCAGTATCCTCTTTGGCATAATTCGTCAAATCTCTCCAGACTTGTGGAGTCTGTGGCGCTTCTCTCTGTGTTCCAGCAATGGCTAGGGTGACTGTGTTAAAATATGGTTCATTGCCACTTGTGGCCACACTGTAGAGACGATTGGCCAAGATATCGGCCGTGGATCTGAAATACCAGATGAGGCGACTGGTCGGGTGCCGTCCATCAATGCGCCGTTTCACTTGGGAAATTCCTCCAGCCACGACGGAAGTGTATTCCAGGGCGCTTTGGGTGAATGTATTTTCAAAGATTCTGCTGAACCGGACTTTCGTGGGAATCTTCTCTAACGCTTGCTGTGCCTCATTGGTCACATAGACCTGTTTTGTTTCCAATTGAAGTTTAATTGGGGCTATCTCTTCTCGCTTCAAGGTTGTGAAAGAGGTGGTTCCTGTCGCCGTTTGTTGAGTCATTTGTGTTTTCCAAGGAGTCGGTTTCTGTCTTCGGTCAGATGCTTCAATCAGATCTTCTAACTTTCGGAGCTTACACCTCAGACGATAGGTGTGTCGCATGGCGCCTCGTTGAGGAAAACCGCTGTCATTTGCCTGGCATCCAATCAAAGGTAGCTCTAGTCGTAGAATCGGAGGTGTGGCGTTATATTGAATAGAGCTTGGGGTTCCGTCGTGGTCGCCGGTTTCTTCCATGGTGATGAAGCGACGGGAATAAGTTCCAGAAATCTTGGACAAGGCCCATAAGGTATCGCCGCTGAATTCTTGAAGGAGAATGTTATCTTGGAAAAACTGGATATTCTCAAAGAGGAAATAGGCAACTGCTTGAGTATAGCCGAAGGACACACCGCTCAAATCCTGGACAATTGATTTGGCATTTAGTTTAGCTTGTGTAATAGGAAGCCATGTGGGGAGATTGATGAGGATACAGGGATCTCTCATCAAGTCGCCGACGAGATCAAAGAGGAATTCTACAGAACGGCCAAATTCTGCCGTGGAGACTGGAGGAACAGTTCGTCGTTCGGCGATCATCGGAGCCTGGGCTTCATAGGAATTGTCAAATAGGAATCTTGATTTAGAATCATCGCCGAATAAATATACGTCTTTGTTGCCTCTGGCGACGAGTTCATATAATGAACCTTCGGCGGTGGCACTCATCTTTTCTATCTTCTATTTTACAAAGGGGTTTCAGACTTAGGTTCTGGAGGAAGGGTAGGAGCAACAGCATCCAAGATAAGTCGTGACATTCCCATCATAATGATGCTTGAATAGGATACTTGGGTTGCGGACAACACTTGAACACCCACCTGACACACCGGACTTCCTGATGTCACCAGGCCTTGGAGAAAGCCATAGACTCCATCAGGAACACAGGCGGCCGAATAGAGTTTGGCGGTGGCATAGTGGGCGGAATAGGAAATTAGGGCAGATACTACACTCTTCACAAACGATAGTTTTAGTAGGTCCATTATAGTTTCTAGTTGTAGCAAGTTTAGGCTTCAGACTCGGCTTTAGCCGAGGATGTAACGGAGGCTTCTGCCGAGGTTTCAGACTCGGCTTTAGCCGAGGATGTAACGGAGGCTTCTGCCGAGGTTTCAGATTCGGCTTCCTCTTTGGCTTCGCCTTCTTCAGCCTCCTGCCGATCAATATACTCCTTCAACTCCTCGGTCGCTTTCAAGACGAAACTTGGTCGCTTCCCCCGCTTTGAATACAAATCCAGAATACCGACTCGGCCGTAACGGACAAATTGGATTTCTTCGTGAATATCAATATCTGACTTTAGCCAAATATCCATCAAGGCTTTTGTCATTGTATATCCAGGATCGTTTGGCAGTATACCAATCTCAATTAGCTTTTTCAGAAGAGGAATAATCTCGCCAAGCTTCTCTTTCATTGACTTTGACATTCTAAGAGTTATTGGGAAGCGGCTTTAGTTCGTGTGCTAGTTCGTGCCCTACGCTTCCGCAGGAAGCGCTCCCTGGGCAGCTACTTTAGTTGCTGCCTTGCGCTTCCTGCGGAAGCGCTCCCTGGGCAGCTACTTTAGTTGCTGCCCTCGCAGCCGAAGACACCCATGGTAGAGGCATAGGTCGCAACACCACTATCAAACGATAGATACGAAATACCACCTTCAACGTTGTATTTCGCCTCAAAGGATTTGAAAGGTGTTAGAGAAGAGCTAGTGGGTGTCATGACTACAGCTGTTGCGTTAGTCTGTGTAGTAGTTGTTGCGGCACTCAGTGTGATAGTATTTCCTGAAACGTTCGTGATGATGGTGTTAGAAGGAATTCCTTTTGCGTTGGCATATGAACCTACAACTGGAGTCCCTTTTACAAGAGTTAATGTCGTTGCGCTAGAAGACCAAGTAGCCGTGAAACTAGGGAAAGCAGTGGAGGCGATACGTGATAGTTGATTTCGGCGTATACGGTCTGAAGCGTCCATTCTATGATTTCTTGTGGTTTTTACGCAGGGCAGAGAGCATTTGCCGCCTTTGCGGCCTTTGCCGCCTTTGCGGAA